GTATGTTCCTAGAGAGAGGGCACGAGCAATCGCACCCTTTAGAAATATTGCAATAGTGGCTGAAAAGATCGTGAACGAAGCAGACGGAGTAAAGCGTCAGGATTTGCTTGACCAAGTTGAAAAGGAAAAAATTGAACTTATGCGATATTTCGGTGAAATTATAACCGACGCAGATGGTAATCAACTGGGATTTGGATTTAACCTCAATGACAGAAAGCAAAGAGTTATTGCGGATAAAATGGAAAGTCTTCTTGAAACGCTTATAACCAAACGTATTGCAACATCCTATGGTACGACAATAGATGCTTTTACAGATGTTCAGCGTTTAACTACTCGTGGAAACGAGGCGGATATTAAAACAATTGCTGTTCAAAGGATGCGGGAAAGCGAAGACTATGACTTTGGAAGAGTAGGTCGATTGGCTGAACTAGAAAAAATTCTTGTGGTTCCTGTTATGGATTCAAGCGGAACAAGCACCCGCAAACTTGCACTTGCTCAAGTAAAAACTTTTTCGGAAAGTATAGATGACCTACTTTTAAATGATAGCCAAACTCGACGTACGTGGACTAGGATGAGAGATGAAATCAACAGCAACACAAGTGTTCTTCGTATTGCAGCCCAAGCAGAAGTTGATGAAATGAACATCATTCTTCGTGACATGGAAAATTACGAACAGTTGGTGAATAAGCCTACCGCCTTTTTCGATACAGTGTTTGAGAACGCGACTCCGGAAAGCATCGACAACCTGATAGTAAAATTTACAGATCAGGGAATGTCAGAGGCCGACGTACGAGCAGGTTTGAAGTACATGTATCTCAAAGGTATCGATGCAAAGACGGGAAGAAAGAAAACTAATCCAGCCGGAACAGAGAATGTTACTGACGTAATAAAGGATGCCACAGTCCTCATAGATATGACTAAAGACTCAGCAAAAGCAGCAGTGATGAAAAAAGTTCTTGGACAAGAACACTTTGAAGAGATGCAAGATATTGCAGATTGGGCATCCTTTGCTATCGGAGATGGTCTGGGATTTCGTGCTGATCCAGATATTCGGCAAATGTCCGTAGACAGTGCGTTCTCTCGTGTATTCAACTTGGCTCGTGGTATGGTTAGTCCAATTTATGTTGCTACTGAAGTGTCAACACGGGCTATGATGCTTCAGAGACAGACTTTGATACAACTAGCCTTATCAGATAGAGTTGCAGCACGTATCATTGGACGTATGCTATCTTCACCAAAACCAGTTAGCAGGGAAGACATAAAAATTCTTGGCACTCGTATAAACAACTACATTGCAACAGGGATTATTCGAAGCAAGGGCGAGGTTCCTGCCGTAGACGCAATCTTCGGCAGCGATGATGCTACAAAAACTCAGGAAGAACTCGTAGAAGAAGAAACAGCTAGACAAGACGCTAAAGAGCAGGAAACGCTGCGTCAAATCCAATCAGGGGAGATTATCTAAAATGAAAACCTACACTAACGGACAACGCAAAGGCATGATGTACGGCGGTGCTGCAAAGCGCAAGCCAATGATGTACGGCGGCATGGCAACCAAAAAACCCCGCAAGAAAGCTTACGGGGGTGGCATGATGACATCTACACAGGGTCAACAGAACCAGATGCAGAACAATATGATGCAAGGTCCGAAGATGCCTATGATGGCAAAGGGCGGCAGTTTGAAGATGGTAAAGAACAAGGCCGGAAACATGGTTCCGTTCTACGCTGCAGATGGCAAGGGCAAAAGCTAGATATATTTGGCTGACTTTTCCATAGCCTCATCTGACCAAGACTTCAAGTATCGCAACAGGCTTGCTATGGAGTGTGCCCCGTCGTACTCCGGTAGCCCCTTGTTGATTACGCCCTCGAACTCTTCGGGCTTCACTGATTCACAGAGCAACTCAACCTTCCCATTAGGAAGTAGGTTTGCTTCGAACTTAAACAGTGACGCTTTGTTTGACATCAGACAACTCACTAATAGGTAGATTGTAACAATCGGCCTTGAATGTAAAACCGTTTGCGGGGTCCATGTCGCCCCGTTGATACTTCGTTGCCTTCGTATAGAAGTCTTGTTTTGGAATAGAACCTAGTATCCACGCCTTCGACGAGTCGGTCAAGATTCGCACAAATATGTAGCTGTCGCAATCTTGTTTAGCCCCGTGTGCGGCCACCGAACAATCGTAGTGTGGAAAGGGACGTGTGTTGCAGCGTTTCGTTTTGACATCGATTCGCTCCCCGTCCCTAACCAAATCGTAGTCGTAGGTGTTTGATTGGTCTGCGCCGATGGCATCAGCCACGATTATCTCGCCTATTGCCCCCACCACATGACTCAAGCTACCCGTTATGCTGCCCTGTAGATTGCCTACAGTGGCAGTTTTTTTACGTGCGCGGCTTATCAGTTCCGGTGTTATACTGACTTCAATCATCCGACTCTTCCAAAGACTTGTTGAGCATACCTCTAAACGTAGTTAGGGCAGCTTGATACTGAGCAATCTTCAGGTTTAAGCTTCGAATACTAGCAGAGACTTCTTGCATCTGCAACACAAGATATTTTTGAGATTCATCCAGATCATCCATCGAATACTCTTTGTCATCGATGCTAAGTATAGACTCTTTATTCTTTGCCATTCTCTTTGTTCTCCGTCAAAAATAGAAGTATAGTAGTTTCCTCCGATATTTTAAACCACTCACCCTTACGGGACTCTGCATTATCCTCGAAAATGCGGTGCATTACAAGTTCTTTTTCGTGTCTGTTGGGTACACTGATGCGGGCAAGCACAGTGTAGTCTCTGTAGGGGGATGAAGTCTGATAGCCATTTAGTCTGTCGTCTGCACTAACAGCTTTGCCTATCTTTACCCATCCTTCCCACGCAGGATTAACGATAGCGTACACATCCCCTTCACTGGTGCTTTCAATCTTCTCATGTGACCACGCATCATCAAGAGACTTGTAACGTCCGGGCTTGTGTAGCGGATGGGATTTGGGAATGTATTTGCCGTTGACGAACATTCGTGTCACGTTCTTCTTAGCGTACGTAGTCATACGTTCACGATACCCATCCTTACCATAGTACCACCACTCACCGTCTACAAACTTAGAACGAGATGGTGAGTATGTTTCAGGATTTATTTTTTTGCTCATCCTTTTCTTTCACTTTCTGCCATTCCTTATAGCAGGGATGATTACGAGAGGGATTAAACTGTATCCAATCATCCCCCCGCTTCCATACCAGAACCTCTTTTGCCTTACGCTGCATTGAGGTCTACCACTTCACACACTCCTGCCGTACACGCCAACTCCCGTGACCCCGTGGTGTTGTCTTCTTTCTCGAAGTCCTCTAAGCGTGACCAATCAATGTTGACGTACGACATGCGGTCTTTCCATTCCAAGTAATCGTCTGGCTCTATGTCCTGATAAGGTGCCTGTTGGTATGTGTGATCACTGAACGGCAAGAACGAAACCCCTGATGCTACATCAAAGTTATCGTACACCCACGCACCAACTTCCATCCACTCTTCTTCTTTTACAGACACGGTGATGGATGGCTTGTGTTCGCACCAATGCAAGGCATAGGTTTTCCACAGTTCGAGTTGTTGGATGGCTGTAATCTCTGTGCGTGTCACTGCCCCATTGGGTGACTTCATAGGGAAGCTGAATACGGTTGTTGAGTCAGGCTTCATCACGTCACGCTCTGCTGGCACACCCGAATCAATCAGGAACTGTGTCAAGGGGTCTTTGTTGTCACCCCGCACTGTGCGAATGTAGTGGGGATTGTGACGAGCATGGATACCACTGGCGGCATCGACAAGCTGGGATACAGTCCCACTGGGTTTCACGCAGGTGATTGCTGCAGACTGGGGAATGTCTAGCATCTTTGCGAACTCTTTGTTGACTTTGACAGCCTCTTCCTTCATGGCCTCTAGCCATACCTTACTGTCAACATTCTTGGACAACACATGATGGTCCATGATGCCTGTCAATGACACACCCAACAGACGTTCTTCTTCTGTGTTCTTCTTCCAGATATTACGCAGGTACTTGAAGTTGGTCAGCGTAGACTGGAAGGTACCCAGTATAGTTGACAGGCGTACCTTGCGCTTCAAAGAATCTAGGCTGTCTGATTCCCGCACCACCACCTCTGACAAGTTACAGAACTGGTACGGGCGTAATATGATTTCCGAACACGGGTTCGTACCCCACATGTGGCCTTGCTCACGGCGTCCGTTGCGTCCCACCTGTATGTCAGCAGCCTGTCTATTGAAGATGCCTCGCTCACCAGACTTGGACTCGTACAAGGATACCCACTCACGCATGAACGTACCCATCTCTGGCTTGCCCTTGTAGGCTACAGAGTTGTTAGCCAGCGCACGTTGAGGCTCGTTCTCCCACCACATACCGGACTTGGCGTGTGCCATCTGGTCATCGTTGAGATTAGATAGGCTAATAAGCGCGGAGCGGCGTACACCGCCA